TCTGCACGTAAACCTAATTCTTGTTCTTTTAGTGTAACAAGTGGATCTTTCGTCATACCTTCTAAGTATTCTTGTTCTTCTGCTACCATTTCATTGGTTAATTCTGCAATTCTTACAGCAATTTCTTTTTCATTCTGCATTTGGAACTGTTGCATTAGTTCTGGTGGTAGTTGACCACCAAATTGTGCAGCTTGTTGTTGGAATATTGGTCCGTTTTTAGCTTCAATCTCTTGTCTTGCTACAAAACTTATGTGTTGAGAGATGTGAGATTGCAGTAATGCCATAATATTTGGTGTATTTTTTACCAAATATGACGAAATAAAAGCACGATGTGCATCAATGTGGGCTATATGGTCTTGTTCTGGAAAAGCTTGCAATGGTTTTTGCATTAAAACCTGTGAATTCTCCATTGCTGGGTCCATTGGCTGTGGTTGTGGGGGTGGAGGTAGTATTTGATCAATTTGTTGTACACCCATTGCTTGATACATACGTCTATATGCTTCATATTGGTTATGAATCTGTGGATTTGACTGTGCTAATTGTAATTGTGTTTGTGCCAACGTAATACGTTGCGACATAGAAAAGATTGTTGGGTCTGAAACAGGTATAATATCTACTCTGTCATCAAAATCAGTTTGTTTAATTTGTCTATTACCTCCAGCTACCATGTATGGATATTCTGGTGGTAAGAATTCAGCCATTATTCTACCTAAAATTCTAAATTCTTTTTTCTGTGCGTAGTGTAATCGTTTATGAATTGCACTCATGACCTTAGAACCTTGTTCTAGTAGCGCCATTGTTGTACCAACGGGATTAGCTTGTGAGCCTTCCCCTATTTTTCCATCAGCTACTGCTGCAAATTTTCTACCAGCGTCAACACAAAAACCTAGTAAGGCGAATAATGTTTGATCGGGTCCTTTATAAGGAAGAGGTAATAATCCATTTCGTAAATCACCGCTTGGTGCATCAACATCTCTAAATTCTCCGGGTTGAATTGGACTATCGTCGTCTCTAATTCGAAGACCTCTTGCTTTAAAACCTGCGGGTAAATTCGATAATGTACCAGCGTCAATGAGTTGACGCAAAACGGACGTGGCCGTCCTACTGAGTCCGCCAAGCATATGGATAAGACCAAAACCGTAAAAGCCAAGACCTGGTAAAAACTTATAATGAACAAAATATTCTGTTTTCTTTTTAGTGGGATCGTCTTCTCTGTAGTTACGATAGATAGCCAAAATTTTTCCTGATCCTTCATCAATGGTAACAACATATGGAATCTTTATACCTGTAGGTTCTCCTGATTCCTCGTCTCTATCTTCGAAACCTTCTATGTCTAAATCACAATGTACTTCTAATAAAGTATAGTTATCTGTATTGTTTGGTTTTCTCTCGCCTTGAATACTATTATATTTTTCTTGAACAGAAGTTTCTTCTTCGTAAGGATCTTCTAAATCAATATCTCTGTAAAGACCTGCGTATTGAGCTTTACGAATATCGTTCTTTGACATTTTTACAATATGTGTAACTCTCTCTGTTGTATCTAAATCAGTAGATAAATACGGAACAACTAAATCTTCTGCGGGAACAAACTTTGCGACTGGTCTTGCCAAATCAGCATCGTAATATACTTTTTTAAAACTTGAACCTGCTAGTGGTAAATAAAATAACATTTGATCCATGTCAGGATCGTAGTCTTCCATTTGATCCGTGATCATATAATTCATATAATCTTTAACTCGTTGTGATTGTGCTTCTACTTCTGCGTTAACATCACCAACGATATTACATTTTACAGGACCACCTGCTGGTAATAATTCTTTATAAGCTTGTGCTTGAAATTGTGTAACACTCTCAGCCAGTAGTGGGTGTGTAACTCCACTTGCACCTTGAAATGGCTGTGAGCGTTCATTGTATTTAAACCCTAAGAGGTCTAAACCTTTTGTGTACGAGTCTATCCAATCCGAACGTGACTCTTTATCATCTTCATATAATTGTCTTAACTCACTTGATAGATTGTTGAGCTCGTCATCATCTATAGATTCTGCTAAGTTTGATGAAAAGTCAACAGCAATTTCTTCTTCAATGTTTCCAACGATTGCACCACCGTCTTCTGTAGGCGTGATTTCTGCGCCAATATCCTCGACTAATGAAACATCAAGAGGTGATTCATTTTCTATTATAGCTTCACCTGCAATAATTGGTTTTTCTACTGCCATTACTTAATTACCTTACCATATCCTCTTTTAGCTGCACCGCCTGATGCAAATTTTTTAATAGCTCCACCTTTAGCTTTTTCTGTTATTTTATATTTTCCTCCCCCTTCTTTTGCTAAAATGTATTTTATTGATTCTTTTGACATGTCAAGTGTTCCATGTTTTTTATAGGCTCCTATTATATCTCCTTGAATAGTACCAAATTTTTCTATTGATTTTAATAAATCTGGAGTAGATATATCTTTTATGTCTGCCATTATAACCTCACGTAATTAAAGTTTTCTTTTGTTTTTTTTGCAACATAGCAGAAAATCCTCTAGGTTGCACGAATTTATAATAACTTGCTTTAGGATTCTTAAAAGACGCTTCCTTCTTATCTTGCTTGGTCTTCTTCTTTTTAGGTTCTTTGACCGTGAATCCTTTTTTGAAACTCATTAGTAATATTCCCTCTGCGAAGGTAGTTGCTGTAACATCGGTGGATCCTCATAATCTTCTGGATGCACGGCTAATCCGACTTGACGATAACGCATTAACGCTTGTGTCATGCTATCAACCAAATCGTCATGATCACCATAAGGGAAAGCTGCGCATTCTTCAATCAATTCTTCTGCCCATTTCTCTTTTGGTGCCCATACTTGCCCTGCTTCAAACAAAGGTGAAACAGAGTTAACACGTACATGCTTATCATTTCCTTTGCTCGGTGTAAAGTTGACGACAGGAATTCCTACACGGCGCAGCTCATGCGTGAGCGGTGTACCACTCGCCTTCTGCTCGATGATAATTGTCTCTGGCTCCCAGTAGTTATATTCTTCCATGGCAATACGTTTTAAATCCGGGAAGTCCCACCTCCCTTTTTTCATGTCTAATAGAATTACATTGGGTGTTATGTCATTATATAAAAATACACCCCACGTTGTAATCGCTGAATAATCGGCGGTTTCTTTTTTACTGAAGGCTGTGTCATAACTTTGTATGATATGGTTGATTTTAGGGAGCTCCCTCTTTTCCCAAATCTTCCACCACTCTCTTTTGATAATGGAACCTTCTTCTGAAGTAGGATTCTGTTGCCATTGTGCATTCCATTTAGCCACGGAGAGTGAAGCTTTAACCGATTCCAATTCCTCTAACTTCCAATACTGTGGCCAAATAGGTTTATTCTCCAAGATGGCAGGAAACTCAATCACGTCCCACTGATCTGCTTTCACATCACCTTGGGTCTTCATTAATTGACCAGTCAAATCTTTTGTCGACCAACGTGTCATAACAATAACAATCTTACCACCTGGTTGAAGACGTTGTCTTGGTCCAGAGGTGTACCACTCGTAAGCTGAATCCATTGCCGTTTCACTTAAGGCGTCTTGCTCGGAATGAGGGTCATCAATAATTAATAAATCGGCACCCCTACCTGTGATGGCTCCACCAACACCTGCAGCGAAATACTCTCCCCCCTTATTCGTCTCCCACCTTCCTGCAGCTTTTGAATCTTGCGATAATTTTATTTCATCAAAAATATCTTGAAAAGTATTCTCCTCCATTAAGTTACGAACCTTACGACCGAAACGATAAGAGAGTTCAGCCGTGTGTGTGGTTTGAATAATCTTGAGCCTTGGGTCCCGGCCCATCATCCATGCAGGGAATAAAAAAGAGGCAAATTCTGATTTGGTATGTCTGGGTGGCATATTAACAATTAATCGTTTTATACGGCCCTCGGCCAAGGCTTGAAACTTTTCTGCAATTTTTATGTGATGGGGCCCCTCTACAAACTCTGGCCAAACTTGTTTCACAAATTTTAAAAAATTTTGTTGAGCTAAACTTTTTAATTGAAATGTCTTCTGTCTTAATAATAATTTTTTCTTCAGAGTTTCTAACTCTGCAGGATTCATATTATCATAATTAACAATGCGCTTGAACTGTTCTACTTCTGCCATCAAAACTTTATACCATATAGTTCGTATGTACAAAAGTTTATATATACACTAACTATATTGTACTACGTCCTTATTTAGGGGGGACCCCCTTTTCGAAAAGGCAAGAGGGCAAAAAGCAAGGATTGGGACCCCTCGAAGACTAGAACCAAGACCCCATGCGCCCCACGAGGAGTTATCCACAGGTTATCCACAAGTAAATAATTATTACGTAAATTTACGTAAATGATGTATTGAATATTATGGGATAATTCTTATATTCATATTATGTTAAACATTAAAGAAAGCGAGTTAAATATGTTTGATAAGAATGTAATGAAAAAAGCAATTCAAAATAAATTCTTTTATGTTGAGTATGTGAAAGCAAACAAACAAAAAAGGAAAATGACTTGCAAGTTACCCACTAATGAAAAGTTTTTCAGTGGTGGAGAATTAAAAGGGAATAGAGATCATCTATTAGAGGTTATCGATATTAACTTACTAAAAAAGAATAAAGACAATCCAAGAGACGCTTGGAGGTCTATTAACCTAAAGACTTTAACAAGTCTTAAAATAGGGGGTGTTGAATGGATCAAATAACATCAGATGTTTGTTTCAAATATGAAAACAATATCGAAATAACTTGGAATGGTTCGGCTACTTTCAATGTATTTGTAGACGGTAAAAACGTAAATTGTTTTACTGAATACGATATTAAAAACATTGATCAAGCCCAACAATCGGCCGATGAGTGGTTGGCAATGGAACTTGAAGAAGAAAAATTGAGGTATGCGGATGCGTATTAAACTAGAAAAAGATAAGGCGCCTTTTAAGGCGCCTATTCAAATTTATACTGAAGGCGCTGTTGTTAACAATCGTTTTGGTGGTGATAGCATAGAACTAAATGCGCTTGAGCTTTCAATCTATGATACGATCATGGGTTGTGAACTTGGTGGCAACATTGAAGAGATGCGAAGGGGAATAGATTGGTTTATGAAATTTAATCCTAAAGCATACATGATACTATTAGACTAAAGACTTGGGGCGCAATTAAGCGCCCCAATTAAATCTAGGAGAATAAAAATGGAGAATAACTTATATAGAATGATCAAGCTACTAGAGCTGCAACTTGTTAAAACTGACCTGGCTGATGCCTGGTTAAGAAGGATTTGGCAAGATAAGATTAATGATTTAATGCTCAAGGTCACAAGGCTACCAAGATAAGCCAATTAAAAAAGGGGGCGCAAT